TGGGGATAACACTACTGTGTTCATATATACAAAACTGAGACCATCGGGGTCTCCACCGTCAGTTGAACCAACTTCCTCCCGAAATTGCCACAGGGGCATTCGCGAAGATAACTCTCGGTACTTGCCTAAAATTCGCCAAGCGAATATCCGGCCCAGCAGCATGATAAAAGACTTGATTCGATGCAGATCCATCAGCTGACCACAAAACGTTCGAGACGTTATAGTCGCCAGTAGTTGGGTACAAAGAATAAGCTTTAAGATACTTCTGGATCCCATAGTAGGGCACTTGACACTCACCCGCTCGCCACACGTAGTGCGAGACAGGCGTAAGCGTACTAGGCCACAACGATGGGGAAATAGTATCGGATCCAACTCCATTGTTAATCCAGCGAGCAGCACCACCCAAGGTACTGCTACTACTACAAAAACACTTGAACCGCTCACTACAAGCGATTCCAACAAACAAAATGCGATAATGGCCAAACCAGTTCCACCAGTTCTGAAACTGCGAGGTTGAGGTTCCAACAGGAACCATACCAAGAAGCGGCATTTTAAAGACTTTATCCGCAAGATCAGCCGTTAAAGGCTTAATTGTCGAGAATTTCTGCATCAGCGGTCTAGCCGACGAGATCTTCTCTCCAAATAATAGATCTGCAGATGGAAAGTCACCGCTAGACTGAACTAAATCGACCATCTTCACATCATTCGTCTCTTCATCTCCCAAAGCTCCAATCTGGTAGGTAATTCCATTTCTCAATGGAAAACCATGAATTCCAGTGGCAGGATTGTCAACATATGGAACCAACTCTCTTGGAACGGCAAAATCCATATTAACACCAGCTCTCGCAAACACTGAGACCGTAGTCACAGCGGATGGGTCCTGGCATTGCAATGGGTTCACCACTCTAAAATAAATGTGGCCATTAGTTGACCCATCAGGGACAATGGTAACAGCTGCAGTGATTGGTCGATTCTCCAGATAGGGCTGCTCTCGAGCAAACCCGACCCGAAAAGCATACTCATCACCAGAGGTGACATCAAAAATGTGGTTAAACGTCCTATTGGTAACAGCTCCAGTCAAGGTGCTGCCCTCAGACAACCACAATGCCTGGAGTGAACCGCGGTGCAGTTTACTCACAGGAATCACCACAAGATATTCCATATCTCCTCGCCAATACTGAAAAGGCAAGCCAACATAACCAGCCGTGGTAAAGTTAACTGTGCGCCCAGTGTTACGAGCAAAAGAAGGAGTCACAGGGATATCAGCCAACACTTGGTCGACCAAATCCCCTGAACCCCAATCAAACTGACTAACTAAAGTCCATCGTTGAAAAAGACTAGCAAACGAAGCATCGTCTTGTCCGTCCAATCCCATCATTCTGGGGTCAATGGAAATTTCGTTCCCTCCTTCAAGAGCAGCAACGAAATTTGGCTCTACGCCATCAATCTGCGCCACATTAGACGTAGACTTCCCAATGACATACACAGGGTGGCTTTCAGCCGTCTCCCTGGTAAATCCAAAATGACTAAGAAAAGACGACGCTGCATGGGCAACCTTTGAGGCTGTCTGAGCATAAGGTCCAATAATAGGCACCTTAGACAAGACGTCAGCTACCTTACCAACTTTGTCAGCAACCGCCGAAGGCTTTCCAAGAGATTTGTGCAAGGCAGGATGAGCCATTTGGGTAGCACTGGACTGAACCAAGTGACCCTTTCGCTTCATCTGCAAATGAGGCACAACAATCTCATAACCGGGCATCAACCGCGCATAGACCTTCGCAGATCCCAATGATTGACCACCGGTAATGGAAGTACGAATCGGCGACAAACAACTCCACTTAACAGACCACATTCCTGCAGGTCCATCCGGCAAAGTCGCATAATCATACGGCCAAATCCAAGGCAACTGCATGACAACATTCTCACTTGCGGCTAGATCAACGCGCGCATAGTGGTCAACTTGCATCAAATTCTCGTAAATTAGAGACGACGTAACGGAAGCAATGACCGCAGGTCCAACTGTGGACGGATACCCATCAGGTAGAGCCGATACCACATAGCTACCATAGGCAGCTCCTGGAACCGCGATCATAAAAACCACTTCAATCGTACCCTTAATATACGCAAAATTAGCAATCTTATCAGCAATCGCAGCGTTCGCCAAAAACAGCTCCCAAGGATCAAAAGACAATAAGACATCCGATAAATCGGTGTCTAAAATCTCGATTTCCTGAATTTCTGTCAGCCTAAGTAAATAGTCTGACAGTTCATTCTGGGGCATCTTCTGGAAAAACGAAGGTGCGACAGACACAGAGTTCTGGATCATTGAAGAATCCGAACTAATAGTTGTCACGGGTGTCACTAGATTTAAACTTGTGGCGGTATGGTCATCAGACCTAGCCGGATCATTGCCAGCTTTCTCAAACGAAACGTTAGACATTTGTCTTTGAATCAAATCATGAGGCACTTCTTCCAGAGTGTGGGGAACGGGGTCACCATTCCACCACGTCTGAAACGAGCCAGCCTTCATCTCGGCTCTCCATGCGGAAAATTCTCTCAAATCCAAATACGGATTTCCGCTCAAACCGTACTTGGACACGATTTGCTCCGCCCAAGTGGAAAACTCAAGATGTAAGTCAACACCGTGATACGCTAGTTCACGCCCTGCACAAGACAAAGCAACACAAGCGTGATCGCGGTCAGACAAAACCGAGTCCTTCTTCCACAAAAGCATCCTCGCAATCGATTTTAAATCCAAAGGTGGAATATAACTATGCAACTCCTCGTCAAACACGAAACTTCGCTTCAGGAACGAAACCTCAGTCAACGGGCGTGCAGTAATCACATCCGCCTTCTTCTCATCTGTCATGATAAGACCCAAGTCCTCACGCCAGATATCCACCTCACTTGGATCGTACGGTACCAAGGAGGTCTTCAAATTGTCATCGCCATAAGTAGCGAGCGCGTTCTTCTTTCGATAATCTACACTCTCGGGTACGTCATGAGGTACTGGGCTCTCAAAGAATGAGGCCATATACCTTCTAACATACTCTTTCAACTCAGACGGCAAACCATTCGGAAACTTCTGCTTATAGTATACATAACGATCACCAACTGAAATATCTACACCGTTCACTTCAACGGTTAAATCATTTCCAGAGGGATTATTGTACACACCAAAAGCATCACCCTTAATAATATACGTTGTGTTCTTAAGACCCATAATCAAATTATGGTGACGCATTGCGTCAAACCCAAGAACAAACGCCATAGAATAAAAGGCCATCGCGATGTAATCATACACCACGCCATTATATGACTTATCTAATGCTCTCGCGTCTCGCGCGATAACATTTTGCAAAGTCGGGTCAGTCTGCCTCAATGGCTCGACGACTCGATTCACATCCAAAGATGTCATATTCGTCCCAACGTAACTTTCAAAGAACGTGGGATTAGCCCGCATAAACTCCTTTACAGGAGCAAAGTGCTGTTTAAGCACAAAATTGTAGGCAAATGGCATGTTATTAAACACTCGCGGCATCTTCCCTGGTTTCAAATTCTCGTCCTTCAACGTACAAATTGAAGCAGCGGCAGGTATCACGCCTTCATCCAACATTCCATTGATATAATCAACGGTCTCCCAGATCTCGGGTGCCATGTGAGAATCATCTCGCTTTAATGCGACAAACTGTTGCTTAGACTTGTTGAACGGAGGTCCAACAGAGGTCCTGACATTCACAGCATGGATGTTCGATCCCATTACTCCTGTTAACACTTGCTCTTCACTCAGAGTAGCATACCCAGTGTAACTAAGATCGTCAATCCCACTCAAATAATCAATAAGAGACAGCGCAAGATATTCTTCATCTGGAACAGCTAGGTTCTGCGTAGCAAACATATTGGTGTAAGGGGAAACCCACTTATCATCAACCATTCTACCACGAAAATCCGGCAACAGCCAGTACGGTCTTTGACCGCACCACCTCTCTTCCCATTTCTCAGACGCCTCCTCATAAAACAGAGAACGCTTAATCTTCGTCTTGTTGCTCATCCCAGCAATTGGCGGAAACACTTCCCCAAAAGGAAATATTTGCGCGCCATGGTGCGAATGAGCCGCCCAGACTTCAGACTTAACAGGGTATTTCCCAAACTCCACAACTGGAGAAGTTGAAATCAAACCCTGATAGCGAACTACAGGCGAGGCAACCGTACTAAGCTGAGTAAACAGCCGTTCGAGTTCATCTCGCGCAACCATAGCGCCCATTGCTTGGCCAGTCCCCATCACAACAGCATAATGAATAGCACAAACATGCCAAACATTATTAAACTGGGCTAGGTACACGGCCCCGCAATCTCCGCTACTAGTTGTAGCATCAGTAAACAGGTCAAAACCAACAGGAGTACTTTTCACTTGGTTAGTCGACGTCTTTGACAGCAAACTGGTCGTCCACACTTCCACGTTCGAGAACATGTGTATGGATCGATCAATTGTTGGCATAAAACGCTTTACTAAACCAGTGGTCGCCATAAGCGAACCACAACGCACTAGAAGCAACTCCACATTACTACAGACTCGACTATTAAAGGTCGTAACCTGGATAGCAACTTTCCTAGCAGGAAAATGCACTTCCACGGTTGATCCATAATCAATATTCATAGTCTTACCCACAGGGTGAGCAATAAGATGAGTAGGAATAAGAATAGTGTTGTGGGACAACAAAACTCCATACATACTCCCTTGACTAGAAGACACTGGGACCACACACGACTGCAAATCGGCAATAATCTCATCTTTCGTAAAACCTTGATTCAACGAAGCAGGCGGCACTCCCGGCTTATACTCCTGATTAGCTCTCAACCAACCAAAGGGTATCAAGCCATCAGTAGCATTCGCCACACGATTCTGGTACACAAGCTTCAAACACTCAACAATTGTTGCTCCAGCTCCAATACAAATCAGGCCAGCGCCTGCCGCACGAGCAAATACCTCAAATACATCGCGGACATCATCCTCAAACGTGCGAGGGGGAATGCAATCATAATCTTGCGCAAGCTGCACATGCATTGCACGAGCAAGCAAACGCGCCTGAACCTGCTGATGTAAGCCCACAACTGAGCAAACAGCAGCAATAGGCATCGCCCCAAGCGTGAATAAATTCATTGCTCGGGCAAACATCTGACGCTCGACAACTTCATGGCCACAGGATCGATTTGTTGGCAAACCGCACACTTCACAGTGCGCGTTCGCAGAAATCTTCCTGGTTAACAAAGCTTGCTCACGAGAAATATGCTCAGCATAATCTTGCTGCAACCACTTCATAAACTCAGGAAACGACATAACTTCAGGTTCCGATAAAGGAATCCCCTTAGTATTTGTCGGATCAACTTTGGCCTCAGAAAAACGCCTAACCTCCAACACATACATATCATGGGTCAAACTACTAAAAGCAGCCGCCTTATCAAGCATTCCCTGACCACATGCATATTCCGGTTTAGGCGCCACAGTTACGTGGGCCTTAAACCTCCTATGCCAAGCAGGAGGATATCTCGACAACTGATTCACATGTGAAACAGCAAAGTTTGACGACTGCATTACAAGTAACGGTCGTGCAAAAACCTTGCCTTTCATAGCGACATCAGACTGCTCAACAGGCAATGACTTGGAATTAACCAACGCCAACAGATCCTCAATATGGGTTCGGGTTCCCGCAGCAGGCGGAGCAACCCCATGATCAACATCATCCATAAAGACGGCCCATTGGGTATGATTAAATCCATCTTGGAAATTAACATTACATTGCCACGAGTATTTCCCGGCAGACGTAACATCATAACCATTTCGAATCCCAATCGCACGGTAAATCTCATCCATAAGATAAGTCTTACCAGTGCCAGCCTGCCCAAACAAAAAGAGGGCATAGGGAACTAATCGTTCATTACATCCAGTACGGGCAACGGTTAAGGTATCAATAAAGGACCTCAATCTGGTGCGAACTCTACTCATAGAGATCGCAACTCCAGAATCCGACTTGAACTGGCCCATAACCCGTTCTCCGTGAACATACAGCTTTTCCAGATCATCAAGAAAGCAATCTGGTGAAACAGCAGTTGTCCACGAAACAGGAACAAGTTTACGATTTCTCAAATCCGCTAGCACAACTTCATTCTGGGCATCTCCAAAAGTAGTCCGCACAATAAAATGCGTCATACTCGCTTCAGCTTCAAACATCCATGCTTTTGGATCCCACTTATCACCCCACAAAGGGGTAAAAGAGCGGGTACGCAAACACTCAGCAAGCTTCAAAAACACACCTTTCACGATAGAATACACATGGTGCAATAAATCCTCAGTCAAATACCATTTACACTTCCTCGCGGCCATCGAAACAAAATCGACAGCTGCAGGTAAAATAGTAGAAGAGAACTCATTAGCAACAGTCTGCAAAATAGGAACAACCATGCAGGTTGAAAGTGCAGTGCAGATCTGTGATCCGTACTCACGTACAGTATCCATAAGCCCTTGACGCAGGATAGCGCCAGAGGCAAAGGAAACCATATCCTTACAATACTTGAACAGAAACGAATTCCCAGACACAAACTGTCCAACACACAAAGAGAATTGATACATACTAGTCGCAGAAGCCGCGTTCATCAAAAACGTGGTTAACTGCGCAATAGTTTGTCCAAACGAGTCATTCCAAGGAATGCTTTCCGAAGAAAACAAACCCCTAAACGACTCCGAAAGATTCACAAACTCAATTTGGTGACGGACAGGAGAAACCTCTAGTCCTACACTCATGGCTTGGCCTTGACGACAAATCTTATTATCAACAGCCCTTTGCCATTTAACTGGATCAAATCCAGGAGCATCACCACGCAGATAAGCAAGACCCCAATCAAATAGGGGCTTGTTGCGGTGAAACAACGCTTCATACATCTCAAACTCGTCAGGATCACTAACAGGGTGACCCAGTACATAAAGTACATTCTTCGGCATCAGGTGTTGAACACCTTCCCACACCGTAGGACGAGGAGGTTTATGCATCTCGCGATGACCATTGTAATTCTCAACAAAAACACATGCCTTATCCAATAGTAATCGCAAACCACCAACAGGGGCAGCGCAACCATGAAAAAGAGTAAAGCACGCGTCATTTCCAGTAACATAATCATCCATAAGACGCAAGCGATCACGCAAAGCATAAGCTTCACCATAAACCCACGATTTAAACCGAGCAACAGAATAGTCGGCCGGAGCGGGTTTAGGAATTTGCTTACACTTAAAAACACGAATTCGCCAGAAATTTCCAGTCTTCTTCTTACCTTTGGCAAAATTACCAACGTAAGGGTCAACAAAGTTTCTTCGTTCCTTTCTTTCAGTGTAGACAGGCTCTCGACGAGCTTGAATGGACTTAAGACGACGCAAACTTCCTTCAGCTTGAGGCAGAACAAACCGCCACAAGTATTCAGGATAATGCTTCAGCTTCAGAAAATTCACCTTGTCTTCAGGAGACCAACCCTCTAACTTCTCAGCTATCTCAACCATAGAGACAGTTGGATCATATTCAGGTAAATCAAGAGTCTTATTCTCTCCAAACAAACTACAATTGTCGTCCTCCTCTTCTTCATCATCAGAAAAGGACGGCACAAAGTTCGTCAAAGGAACAAACTCGGGAGCATTAGCTCGCAACATCTGGCGTACAATAATCTCATGAGGAGGCGCGCAAGGCACCTTCTCAAGGACTTCGTACATACACATGCGAAAATTGACATTAATCTCAATATCTTCAATAAATTGATCAACATCAAACGCAACGGGCGCAAGCTCAGCTTCAATAACTTCAGGTATCTCCATAGGGCCAATAAATGGCTCAGCATATGGAATGCTAAAGTCAACAGGAACATCTCCATTACGCACAACACGTGCGTAAAACTTGATCTCACGATCCGAACCAGAGTCAGACACTAAATCAGGTATCCTATCCATTGCTGGAGGGACACCTAAGAAGTGACTAACTTGTTCAACCGTGGCTCTCCACGACAAAGTCCGAACTAACTGTTCGAGAACATGAACACTAATACCAGGAAACTGGTCAGCCATCAATGCGACAGTATCACGTTCCAACACCCACTCAGGGGTTAAGGGACGATCAACATCAACATTGCGGCCAACATTTCCTAATCCAGCGTTCCTAAAAGCATTAAAAACGTCAGAGGACGAAATATCCTCAGGAGTAACGTCAATAATCTCTACTTCATCAGGACCTTGAGTCGGAACGGCACTCATGCCAGTATGCAACTCAATATAATTAACAAACATCTCAAACGACCACGACGGCCACTGGCTAACATACCAGAACAATCGACTGGGTCGCAGCAGGGGAAAAGCCTGCAGCAACAAACCAGTGACTGAATCGCCGTAAAATCGAATTAATCGATCTCTGGAAACAGAGTCTGACGTCTCATCATAATCATCATCATCTTCATCATCATCAAGATTAGACACCAAAGTGTCATCACCGTAGTGAAGACTACTTATGATCTGAGCAACATCCTGCTCATCATCATCAATAACAGAGTCAGGCTCCTCATAAAAGGGTAGAATCCTAAACGAATGAACATCTGGATTCTCTCCCGCAAGAAGAGCATTAACTCGATCAATTCGAGCATTAAAATTAGCATAACGTCTAGCAGAGCTAATCTGAGCATCACACTCAGCGGTAAATTCTTCGCCATAAAATGGCAACTCCGACATTGCGGAGTTTTGGCTATCACAAAAACGCGACATGGTGAACGAAAGTTCAGGGAAAATAACTGCTCGAAGAGCAGTGGAAACAGAGTCCAAAGACTCTGTGTCGGCGTAACGCCAACCGTTATTCGCGACAGAAAACAAACGAGTTCTGCGCACACCCGACATTGCGGGCGTTTGACCATCAAAAGATTGTGACATTGTCATAAATCCTACATGGGAACAAAATAATAAACTAACTTCAACAGTTCAGTATCTATATCACATAGATCGGCTATATCACGCTTCTGTCGCGTGAACAATTCTCAGTGAGAGAGAAAAGGTATAATAAAAGATCAACATAGGTTACGTGCATGTAACAACTACATTAAAATCTTCGCCTTATACTTAGGCGGAAACAGG